CCCCACTCATGCAATTCTACCGCATCCCACTCATTCGCCAATAGATCATCGTCATGTTCCCCATAGTTCGTGTTAGCCTGTAACACAATCTGTCTGTAAGTCTCTGGCTCTAAATCATCCCTCAATATATTACATGGAACTTCTTTAATTTTTAGCTCTTTTAATGCTCTAAGCCTCTGGTTCCCTGACAACACAATATACTTACCATCATGCTCTATAACATCAAGTGGCCTTATCTGTGTTAGGTTGCTCTTCTCTAATGACTGCAACAATAAGTTATACTTATCTTTTGTTATTTTTCTTGGATTTGTTGGTATGCCCTTTTCTATTAATTGCCCTTTGTTGGCTCTTATATTAGACACCGGCAATACCTTATGTATATGTAAAACATCAACCATATTTTAATATTATACAAAACTTTTTAAGAGAAAAGCAAATATATTATAATACGTATTGACAACAGCAATACTATATATTAATATGTTAATAACAAAACTATGGAGGTTGAAAAAATGATAATAAATACAGAGATGCAAATAACTGAGATTCGTGATGGTGTTATTGTTGGGGTTGAGTATCGATGCGCCCAAGACTAGCGGCAATAGGAATCACAATATCGTGTATATTAAGCGTTATGGCATTGTTTGGCCTTAGCTATTGGATTGTATTGATTTTTATGGGGTGGTTCATAATTAAATACGGAGGTGAATATTGAAGTTAGGTGGAATTATTGCAGTTATCTTTGCAATTAAATTTTTTATTTTTTATAAATTTGTAAAAAAAAACAATGAATACGGTACAAAAATACAAATTAAAGGAAGTAAAAAACTTGGTAACGATTCAAAGTTCTATGAGTTCTATAGTGATGCATGGGCTTACTACGACAACGGTCTTGCTCTTAGTATAGACATCGATGGTGTTCTTATAGATAGGCGTGGACGGCCTTATAGGGTTACTTCATGGGGAATTGAAATAAACCCAGATCAAATCAATATGGATTATGAATTAAAAACGAATAGATATCTAAGATGTCAAAGCAAAACAATGTTTGTCGAAAAAAATGTTGTGAATGGAGGAAAATAAATGATAGATGAAAAAAGTACAAGAGAAGAAGTGATGGAAGCCGTTAGAAATGATGGTTACGCGTTGCAGTATGCACGTCAGGAATTAAAAGAGGATCGTGAAGTTGTACTGGAAGCCATTATGGAGTCTGCTTCATCGTTGAGGTTTGCGTCTGATGAATTGCGTGGTGATCGTGAGGTTGTGCTGGAAGCATTCAGGCAGAATATCCATGCGTTGGAGTATGCCAGTAAGCAATTGCAAGGTGATCGTGAGGTTGTGCTAGAAGCAGTGAAAGAGTTTGGTTGTGCGTTGGAGTATGCCAGTAAGCAATTGCAAGGTGATCGTGAGGTTGTCATGGAAGCGGTGAAAAATGATACTAGTGCGTTTTTGTATGCTAGTGACGAATTGCGTGGTGATCGTGAACTCGTCATGGAAGCAGTGAAACACGATGGTTTTGCGTTGTTGTATGCCGGTGAGGAATTGCAAGGTGATCGTGAGGTGGTGCTGGAAGCTGTTAAAAGGTATGGTCTTGCCTTGGAGTATGCCAGTGAGGAATTGCGTGGTGATCGTGAGGTTGTCATGGAAGCAGTGAAACACGATGGTTTTGCGTTGTTGTATGCCGGTGAGGAATTGCAAGGTGATCGTGAGGTGGTGCTGGAAGCTGTTAAAAGGTATGGTCTTGCGTTGAAATATGCTAGTAAAAAATTGCGTGGTGATCGTGAGGTTGTCATGGAAGCGGTGAAAGACTGGGGGAGTGCGTTGCAGTATGCCAGTGAGGAATTGCAAGGTGATCGTGAGGTGGTGATAGAAGCAATGAGGCAAAATGTATATGCGTGTAAATATGCAAGCGATTGGTTGCAATTTGAAATTGCAAACTTATGGGTTGAACATATGGAGGAAAAAAAATGATAAATAAAAACAGTACAAAAGAAGAAGTGCTAGAAGCAGTGAAAAATGATACTAGTGCGTTTTTGTATGCTAGTGACGAATTGCGTGGTGATCGTGAACTCGTCATGGAAGCAGTGAAACACGATGGTTTTGCGGTTTTGTATGCCAGTAAGCAATTGCAAGGTGATCGTGAGGTTGTGCTGGAAGCTGTTAAAAGGTATGGTCTTGCCTTGGAATCTGCGAGTGAGGAATTGCGTGGTGATCGTGAGGTGGTCATGGAAGCGGTTAAACACTGGGGGCCTGCGTTTGAGTATGCCAGTGAGGAATTGCGTGGGGATCGTGAGTTTGTCATGGAAGCGGTCAAAGACTGGGGGCATGCGTTGGAGTATGCGTTGGAGTATGCCAGTGAAGAATTAAAAAATGATCGTGAGGTTGTACTCGAGGCGGTCAAGCAGGATGGATACTGTTTGCGATATGCGAGCAAAGACCTGAAAAATGATCGTGAGGTAGTGATAGAAGCGGTCAAGCAGGATGGGCGTGCGTTGGAGTATGCCAGTGAGGAATTGCGTGGGGATCGTGAGGTTGTGATGCAAGCATTGGGGCAGTATACTCATGCGTGGTTTTATGCAAGCTATGAATTGCAATTTGAAATTGTAAACTTATGGATTAAACATATGGAGGCTCAAAAATGAATAAACGAGTAATTTTTACAATTGATATAAGCGGATGGCCTGTAAGATCAAGGGAATTGATGCAAAATAAAAAATATAGTATTGCAAGATCATTAGGAGCTGAAGAATTGGGGGGTATTGGATTATCAAATAATAGTATGGCCAGATTTAATTATTCATGGAATGACCCGTTTACTATTGGTATAGAAGCTAAAATCGCAAAGCCAAGAGATAAAGTATCAGGCAACTTTCTTGGTTATGACTGGATGATTGATAATTTAGTTAAATATGGAAGTGTTTATGGAGTAAATAAATGAATAACGATATTTCGAGAGAGCGAGCATTAGAGGCAGCAAAAAAACTAAAAGATGATCAAAAGTATTGGATGGACCTTTATTATAAAGAACCTGATCCAAGAGAATTCTATTGCGATGATGAGATGATGGCAACTTACACCAACAGTGGTGAAATATGCTGCTTTTCATTTAATCCAAATACTAAGCAATCGACAACATCTTATTATAAAAATTGCACCTTATCTGAGGCGGTGGATAAATTTAACAAAAAAATAATAAGGAAACTCAAAAATGAAAAAACAAAATAAAATCCCAGTAACTTTTAAAATGGATTCGGACTCGCACGTAAAACTAATAGAGATTACAGAAAAACAGCCTTGGGTAACCAAGTCCTGGATCATTAATACTGCGATTCGTGAATATATTAATAATAATTATAAATAATGTATTGACATTAACAATACGTTGTATTACTATATAATTATCAAAAAAACTATGGAGGTACAAATGGATAGATTTCAAATTCCAACATATTACGAGGAGGTATGCAACATGTGCAAAGACCCTGACTGCAATGATATAGATTGCCAAGGTGTGGACTGGGAGCATGTTATAGAATTCGAGGAGTCGTTAAATGTTGCTTAATAAATTACTTAATGCGCTTAATATTGTGCCTAACAATACAACTTATATCGATTGCAATGGCTACGGCGACGTTTGCATATATCACCAAAACAAAAAAACTATTGCAACAATCAATTTAAAAGAGTCTGTAATTAATAAATTACCGATAAACGATGAGGTGCCCTTCTAATGGAAGAAGTAGAAATATATGACATGGACGCCGAGCCAAGTTTGATTGCCCGCTTTTTTGAAAATGATTTGTTAATGTACCGCAGTGTGTTGTCTCGTGACGAGGCAGTACACTTTGCAAGAAAGATACTGGAGGTAATGGATAGTGAAAACAGTTAATATCAAAGGTAAAGAGTATGTAGAAGTTCACGAGCGAATCACACATTTAAGACAAAATTATAAAGACGCCCAATTACTAACTGAAATAATTTCTAATGATAATGGCGTGTGTGTTATGAAAGCAACGTTAATAATTAATGACAAGGTTGTCTCTACTGGCCATGCCTATGAAAAAGAAGATAGTACATACATAAATAATACTAGCTATATAGAGAACTGCGAAACGTCAGCCGTTGGCCGTTGCTTGGGAAACTTTGGCATTGGCATAAATTCAAGCATTGCGAGTGCTGACGAAGTCGTAAACGCTATTACTCAACAACAACAAAAACCAAAAGAAAAAAACGAATGGGAAAAAAAACTACTAGAACAGGCTAATAATAATGAGTCCTTATTAATCGAAATTAGCGACTCATGGAACAACGGAATTAAAAGTGAGAAACAATACTATTGGTTTGTAAAACAACTAGTTGATCGCAATTACAAATAGAGCTAAATAGAAGGAGTATAAAAAATGTCACTTTGGACGATTAAAAAAGAATACGAAATAATTTTAAACGATATTATTGATGATGATGGCGTGGTATCAGAACAAGCAGAACAATTATTAGCAATTAATGTTGAAAAGCGTGATGATACAGCTACTAATTATTACTACATTATAAACAATCTTCAACATGAAAACGGCCAAATTGATGAAGAAATTAAACGCTTACAAGCACTTAAAAAACGCAATAAAACTAAAATAGAATTGCTATCACGTTCAGTTATAGGCTTGATTAATATGTACGGTGAATTTAAATCAAATCTACTGAATTTTAAAACAAGAAAATCAACCGTTGTTGAAGTAGATGAAGATTCTATCAATGAGCTATTAGAAGAATATAAAACAACTAAAACAACAATAGCACCAAACAAAACAGCAATTAAAACAGCTTTGAAAAATGGATTAGAAATAACAGGTTGCCGACTAGTTGAAAAACAAAATTTAAATATTAAATAAGGAGTATAAAAAATGCAAAACTTTACATTAATAGGAATAATTACAAAAGACCTTGAATACAGGATGACAGAGAAAGGGGATGCAATGGTACGCTTAACAGTGCGTGTCCCTAGTAACAGAAAAGACGAACAAGGGCGGCGTATCAGTGATTTCTTCGATATGACAGCTTGGGGTAAGACCGCAATGTTTTTACAAGAATACTTTAAAAAAGATATGCCAATCTGCATACAGGCAACACTTCAAAATCACAAATATGACAAGCAAGGCGTTACTGTATACACCAATAACTTTTTAATTAATAAGGTTGACTTTGTACCACAGATTAAAAATGAAACAATATAAAATAATACTAATTATTATTACCTCTTGCTTTTTAGTTTGCTGTGGTAAGCTCCAAACTCAAGCATTGGAAGACAATAAAAGATATGTAATTTCTAAATATGATAACGGCATTCTTATAGATGAATATATTGCAAACACAGAGGTTTATTTAAAATTCAATGATGAGTATATTATGGCAACCGGAAGTTATACAATTAAGCAAGAAACAGAAATAACCACATATTGACATATACTTTAAAAAAAAATAAAGTACAATCGGTTATGAAACAACAGTAGTGTTAGTTGCTCAGGCTAACACTACTAATTGCTTTTAATACTTTAAATATATTATAATTACAATAGACTATATGATAGCTGTAAGCGTCCTACTTGAGAAACTACTCTTGCAGCTATCCCCACACATATTATATAATTACTATTAAGAGATCACGATATGGGGCTGTGCATTACCCTTATGTACAGCATGAATGCTTAATTGGGCTATGTTTTTTCATTGCATAGCCCATCATTTGCTTTTACTTATAAGAATAATGTATAATTATATTGAATTTGTTTAGAGGCTACATATTTTTATGTGGCCTTTTTTTTGTTGACATAAAATACATATACTTGTATTATACTAATATAAACAAATTCACTACCTAAATAGTGAAATTCTAATATTAAGGAGTTTCTATGAACAAACAAAAACACATTATATTTTTTATTGGTTTACTGCCTTTTCTAAACGCAAAAGAGGCTTTATTTATGAGTTTTATGATTAATGAATTTCTTTTTGCTAATAAAGACTGGTTTTTAGTTACTGCCGATCAAATGTCTTTAAATACTGGGTTATCTAAAACACAACAATTAGCCATTAAAAAACGTTTATACGATCTTGAAATACTAGAGACTGAGCGTCGAGGTATCCCCCCTAAGAATTGGTATACAATTAATGCAGATAAACTAAAACAGTATATCCCAGAGGTTTTATAAGGAGTTCCACATGAACTATGAAAATTTATTGCTAACGCTTTTAGATAAGCCAATTGTATTTCATCGACCATTTTTGCGAATAATGAATACAAATTGCGCTTTATTTTTAAGCCAGTGTTTACATTGGCAACGCCACACTATATACGATAGTTGGTTTGCGCATACTATTCAACAATTTGAGTTTGAAACTGGATTATCGACAGATGAGCAAAGAACTATAAAAAAGACACTAAAAAATAAGGGCATCTTAAAAATTGAACGACGAGGCAATCCATGTAAAAACTGGTACACCATTGATTTGGAGGTTTTATATACACTTTTAGAAAAACAAGTGGAAAAATCCACAAACAAGGAATGGGAAAATCCCACATCTAGTAATGGGAAAATCCCATATCAAGAAAAGGGAAAATCCCATAACTATATAAATAAAGAAGTATTAATAAATAATAATAATAAAATAAAAAGTAATAGTATAAATACTATTACTAAAAAGAAGTCTAACCATTATCAATTAATTCTTGAATCTTGGAATACATTTGCCAAAAGTAATGGGTTGTCTGAAATTAGACAATTAACAACCAAGCGTATTAATGGCATCAAATCCCGCCAAAAAGAAAATGGATTTAACATACAAGAAATATTTAGCTGCATACAAGATTCACCGTTCCTTTTAGGCACTAATGGGAATGATTGGAAGGCGGACTTCGACTGGGTGTTTTGTAGTCCGAACAACTGGCTAAAAATTGTTGAAGGTAAATACAAAGGCGAAAAAAAACAAGAGCCACAAGATAAACTGCAAAGCATTTTCAATGAATTAACAGGAGAAAAATAAATGAAATTAATTGAAAAGTATATGTTTTTTTTAAAATGTGCAATAAATGAAGGTTGGTTTAAAGGTTATTCGGAAGCCGGGTATTGGATAAAAACAACTGAAGTAGGCCGAAAAGATAAAGATGTGTATCAGTTAAAAGGGATTAATGGTACTAATTGGAATCTATATATAACAGAGCTTGATGATTATTCAATTATGGTTTCGGATAATGGGGAGGGGTTTAAGTACTTAATTGACTTAGGTATTGATATACAAGGGAATGGGGTAAAAAAACAGATTAATGAGATTTTATATAATAACAGTTTACATTTAGTTGATGGCTTATGTATTTATCATAATCCTATGGAATGGAGATTAGAGTCTGTATGCCTTGTTTATAGAGGGTTATGTGAAATTCAGGATATGGGAAAAATGTACATGAAATATAAAAAGATTTTTGGGGGGAAATAAATGAATGAATACGAGAAATATTATTATTATGACAAAAAGAATGATTGTGTTGTTGAATGCGCATGGAATGAATACATGAAGATAGACCCAAAAGTTAGAGACGACCAGAAAATTAAATGCGACAAATTCAACTTAGGATGTTTTTCTTACGATGTAAAAAGTTGGACAACTAAGAATTATACAATTTCAACAATATGCTTGATGAAAGATCATGCGATGGCTCAAACTTCAATAACCCCTTTAATTTTCGAGACAATGATATTTAGTGATGACAAAGATTATGACGGATATATTAAAAGATACACTAGCTTAAAAGAAGCTAAGTTCGGTCATGATTGGATTATTCTTAAAATTAAACGCAGAGAGGCATTGAAATAAATGAATAACTTCGAAAAAACAGTCACAGCAATGATTTTGAAAGCCTACGCATTAGTAGGCCAAGAAGACAAGCAAATACAAATTAAAGAATTGGCAAAAGCAATTATCGAAAGGCAGATTGATTTAAAATTGCTTAATGAGGCATTAAATAAGCATGCTGAGACATCAGAATTTGCACCAAAATTAAAAAATATCATAGATTATGTAAACAATATACCAGATAACCAAGTTAATGAGTTTTTAGAGCGTTTTCGTAAGCAGGCAAAAAATCCTTATGACTGGAATCCCATTGATGATGACGTTTACACCATAAAACAGATTATTGGCAAAGAACGATGTGAGAATTGTCTATCTGAGCATTGGGCATTTATTGAAAAGGAGGCTAAAAAATTATATGTGGATTTGAAAAACAAAAAAATTGAGCTTATTGAAAGCCCTAATAAGCATAATATTAAACAGATTGCAGGCTCTAATACGGTTTATATTGAAGCTAAAAAGAATGTAGCTAATGGGGTTAATCCATTAAAAAACTTATTAAAGGAGTATAAATGAATATACGTGCAAGATTTGGGCATAATCAAAGCCCTAAACAAAAACCAAAAAAAAATAACACAAAATTAAATGAAAAAAAGTTAAATGAAAAAAAGTTAAATCAAAATTATGAAGTAAATAAATCTAAAATTAAGGAAATAAAAAATGAACGTTAAAACAATTTCTATAGAGTATCTGCAACAAAAAATTATAAGTAAGGTTGGTAGAATCTACAGCGATGATAGCTACGCCAGCTATAAGCTCGCAAGGGACACTAAAATTAAAGCAAAAAATGATGCAATACATGCTTTAAAAGAACTGAATTATACTAATAAAGAAATTAATACAATTGTTAACGATTATTGGCCTAGAGAATTTATTAAGATAAAACACAGATTCCAACTAACATACACAAACATAGAAATGGCTCGAAATAAATACCCAACTAAAATGTTCAAAAAATACATTATGCAACGCTATTACCTTGCATTAAGCGCATTGGAACAAGAATTAATTGATATGAATTATGGTGGCCAGGGCTAGTACAACAATCAAAAAAACAAACTATGGTTGCCCTGGCGTGGTGTGATGAGATTACAATACAATTATAGCATAATGAAAATAAATTCTGAACTAAATAAACATTTAACCGAAAAACAGCATCAAACTCGATGTTTAAACATTCTTGCCGTTAGTAAAGTGATAGCATGGCGCAACAACGTTGGAATGGCCAAGTACGAATCAAAAAAAGGGCCACGTATGGTTAAGTTCGGTCATGCAGGGATTAGTGATATTATAGGATTCACAAACGAAGGTTTGTTTTTTGCTTTTGAGGTTAAACGTTATGGTAAAAAACCAACAGTTCTACAGAAAAGCTTTCTTGATAATGTGGCCAACAACAAAGGGATATGTGGTTATGGAACATCAAATGACTTAGTAGATTTACTAATCCTTAATAACCTATTATAAAAAATAAGATTGTTAAATTTATTAAAATAATAATAGCAATTGAATACTTAAAAATATTAATTACCTTATCGATATTGTCCCAACGTACTCGAGTTAAATCCTCAATAGATTTGAGTTGTGATGCAAGATTATCACATTGTTTTTTGAGATTAGTCACATTTTTTTTGTTTTTTGTTAAATTTTCTTCTAATTGCATAAGATTTCACAAAATTGTAGATTAACGATAAAACAAATAGTTCTGTTATCGCTTCTGTTTTGATACCATGACGATAATATGCCAAGGGGCTAATAATCAACACATTCCAGGCTACATCGCTTAAAACTTGCAATGTTGTTTCACTAATACTACTTATTTTACTTTGCATAAAACACAATCATTGCATAAAATACAATCATTTAACGATGGTTTTTATTTTTGCTCCGGTTAAGATCATTCTCACATCTTTCGGGCTTGGATTCGTATTCATATTTTTAATACTAACATCTAAAACATTTTTCGTGACTATGTCACAAATCTCACTACAAAAATAAGCTTTTTTTGATTGTATTTTTTTTCCAAAGAATCCAGATAATAACGCTAAGTAATCATACTTTGCCCCAATAAGCGCATTTAATTCAGATACGATTTTGCTTTTTGTTTTAGTGTCTACATCCAAAACATAAGTTAAACCTATATTAGATGAAATTTTCTTAGATTTTATTACGCCATTAAAAAAGTTAGCTTCATAGTAAATATTGTTAATTTGAATTGAAACATGATAAAAAATATCATTTGTGAAAAACTTAATTATTGCCGTTGTGTAAAACAAAGGATTTAGAATACTAAATTTTTCGTTATGGAAATGTATGTAAATCTTAGTCAATTTCTAGTTTTCCAGCCATTTTATAGACAACACGAGATACTTGTTTTAGTTCTTCAAATACCTTTTTTATATTGTCATCAGTTTGATTTTTATATTTTTCCATGTCTTTTTGTATTGAATTTATCTTGTTAAACATTTTGTATATGTAAATACCCATAATTCCGTACGCAAAGCATAATAAAAAAAATTGTCCGCTATCGGTTTGTATTAGTGTGTAAAGTGACGGTGCGTATCGAAAAAGTTCCATTTTATAGTTTTATGCAGTACATGACGTTGATGTTTGTTGGACGTGTTTCAGACGTTATGCGTGGATTGCCGTTTACGCTATCAGTCACTATCAAACGAGCGTCAATTTGTGTTCCAGACACTCCATTTTTAAATGAATCTCCTGACCCTGTATCTGCTCTTTGATCTGTATCTCGATAAAGAAAAGAAGTATCGCTTTGCCCTACACGATGATGATGGCCTTGTAACGCATCATCTTGCTTTGTACCAGCCGCATCGCCTGTCGTACCATCGCCTCGATCAGTACGTGACGCTGCGTCCGGATCTGTTCCTGCTGTGTTGTCAAACCCTCTTAAAAATCGGCCTCTGTAATCAGGCAAGTTAAAAGTAGTACTTCCATCACCATTGCCATAAATAACACCTAATTCACTAAATAAACGTGCGTGTGTTGTTCTACTAACTGCTGAACCATCACATTCAAGATACCCTTTAGGGGCTGACGTTAAGGCTGTACTAATAATTGTTCCAGTTGGCTTGTCATCTTCTCTAAAATTAAGGTTAATTCTTGTTCCGCTAACCGCTCGACCAATTTCTACTGGGTATAAACTTGGCTTCGTTGATGTTATCGCACCACTAGTCCCTATGTAATACAATGTTCCTGCGGTCAAAGAACTAAACGAATTATAAAAACCATAGTCAATTTTAACTGTTCCGCCACTGGATACAGTGGTATTACAAACCCCCACAACAGAGGTAACCCCTGCGCTAGTAGCATTGCTTGCCTTATACGCCTGTCCACCACTAATTCTTACAATATCACCTGCTGTTAGGTTTTCACCTGCGGTAATTGTTGAAAACTGGTCTGAGGGGATGCCAACGTAAGTTGATGCTGTAATTTGATTTACATTTAGGTCATACGTGCCATCTGCTAAAAATTGTATTAATTTATTACAATTATCATTCCAGTCCGTATTTGTAAATTTAGTTCCTG